CTCAGTAAACAATGCGCCGAAAGGATTTGTTACTGCGCTCGAATTAGATCTTGCTTGGTCTCTTGATCGTTGTTCTGCTGCTCTTCCTGCTGCCTCGGCTGCTTCTGGGCTTCGTCCTTCTGCAAGAGCTTTATCTCTAGCCTGATCACGTGCTGTTTTATCTTCTTGTGCTCCCCTTTGAGCATTGCCAACAGCACCGCGTCCAGTTTCTATTGGGGAGTTAACAGCTTTTACTATGTCATTAATACCACTTTTTATTGTGGCTTCTTGATTTTCTCTACCGAATTTACCAGTTGGACCGCCTAAGGAGTCTGCAAACTTCTTCATGCCCGGAGCGATTTCATTGTTTAGCCGGTCAACAACTTGTTTTTGTACTGCTGCTGTGGTATTGCCTAGAGCTTGTTCGAATTTGATCACAGCATCTGAAGTAGCCTTACCTGGTGCTGCTTGAGTTCCTGGCTTGCCTTGTTGTGTTGCTTGGCTCTCTGCAATCTGTCGATCTCTGATAGCAATGGCTTTGGCACGGTCTGCTGCCTTGTTTAAATCTAAACCCTCTGTGGCTGCGATTTTATCAAGACCTTGTGTAAGATTAGTTGTGGAATTTGCAACATCTTGGAAACCTCTGATACCTAAGGCAGCGTTTTCATTGAACTGCCTACTCATCAGTTGTTCTTCTACTGCACGTTCTGCTGCTCGTAATTGAGCCTGTGCTGCTGCCTTTTGTTCTTCTGTCTTGGCTCCTTTGACCGCAGCCATAGCCGTTTGTAACTGTGTACCAGCTGGACCTAGTGCGGCCATGATACCTGCTGTATCTTTCTGTGCAGTGCCAAAAGAAACCAAATCCTTCATTAAGTTTTGTACAGGCGCACCAAACTTGTTCATCTGAGCCATTGCTGCTTGTATTCCTTCGGCAGCAAACTTATTGCCGTTCATCATTTGCAGTCTTATGGCCGCTTGGAACTTGCCGTCTCGTTGTAGCGCAGTTAATTCTTCTTGCTGTGCTTCTCTGCTCTTGCCAGTCTGCTTGGCAATCTTGTCCATCTCTGTGGCCATGGCCTCAGCACTGGCACGAGCCGCTTCGCGACTCTTGGCATCTTCCATGTTAGAGAATCTTCTGCTGGCTAGTTCTATAGCCAGTGCTCCGTTGATCTCTTCACTGGTCATGCCCAACATTCTTAGGCGTTCACTGGCATCAGAGTCAAAAAATTCTTTACTGAATCTATTAAACTGCACAGCACCGCGATCTACGCTGCCGCCCATTGAAGTTAATAGATCTCTATTTTTGTTTAAAGTTTTTCCATATTCTTCTAGACTCATGCGTGTGCCAGCAATCTGTACTCGCATGTCCATGGCGTCGCCGCCAAAACTAGCACCAAACTTGCCAAAGTTGCGCATGGCATCAACAGATTCCTGCGCATACTTGCCTACATATGAAAGTGCCCCACCGGCTAATTCACCTAGTTTACCAAATTTGCCGAGTTGAGCGCCAGTTGCACCCAGCACAGAACCAAAGTTGTTGCCGCCTGCTGCTAGTGCAGAAAAAGCACTTCCCGTTAGTTTCGCACCTTCGGTTAAAGTTTTAAGAATATCTGCGCCGGCACCTGGGCCACCTGCTTGTTGTTTTGCACCAGCAGATTGCTGACCTTGCCTAAACACAGCAGTCATTGCATCTTTTAAATCATCTCTAGAGATATTATCAGCCATTTATTTTTTACCTAAAAAATGCGTATATAAATACCATTAGTATATTTATCTGGAGTTAGAATGAGTCAAAATCCATTACAGAAGTATTTTAGACAGCCAAAATTAACTGTGCCTTTGCCTAGCAAAGGACTGTTTGCACCGCCAGACGCGATATCCGGTGACCCCAGTAATCTAGAAGTGTATGCCATGACCGGCATGGACGAAATAATTTTAAAAACTCCGGATAGTTTATTCACAGGAGAATCAACAGTGCGTGTGATCCAGAGCTGTTGTCCTGGTATAAAAGATGCATGGCATGTCAGTGCCATTGACCTAGATCATATATTAATGAGCATTAGAATCGCTACCTACGGAAATTTAATGACCGTTGAACATACATGCGGCAACTGTGGTACAGAAAATGAATATGACATCGACCTTAGGCCTTTGATAGATCATTTTGATAGATCTGAATATAAAAATAGTGTGCAAGTGCATGAATTAACGATCAAGATAAGACCTCTTTTCTATCAAGAGATGACAAAATTCAATCTTGAAAATTTTAAGATACAGAAAAGATTAATGGCTGCTGCACAGGACTTTGACAATGCGGAAAATCAAAAAATTATCAATGACAGCTATAGAGAAATAGCGGATTTACAAAATGATATGTTTCTAAAATCAATAGAATCAGTGACTGCACCAGACACTATAGTCACGGATCAAAAATTCATAGAAGAATGGGTCAAGAACAGTGAAGCTGATTTATTTGACGGTATTAGAAAATTAATTGAAGATAATAAAAAAGCATGGAAAATTCCTAGTGTAGGTGTGCAGTGTTCTAACTGTGGAACTCCTGCCGAATTAGAAATTACCATGGATCAAGCAAATTTTTTCGTAAAAAAGTCTTAACATTGTCTAACTCTGACATTGCCAAACTATTTGAAAATTTAGAAGCATCTGTAAAGTCTATCAAAGACGATATCTTTAGAATAAGTTGGTACATGCGCGGCGGAGTCACTGCCAACGACCTATTTCACATTTACAGTTATGAAGATCGCACTATCATGGGCGAGATTATCAAAGAAAATATTGAAACTACGACAAAAACTAGGATAAGTTTTGTTTAATTATTTTGTTTTTTTAGTTTGCGTTCTATCTCTGCAGGACTGTCTCGTTGCCAATCAATGTTTACTATCTGCGGTGGACGATCAATGTCTACTATCTGCGGTAAACGTATGCTGTTTTCATCATCAGGTTTGACAGCGCCTCCAGCGGACGCGGCAGTGTTTGTACCAGAAGTAGGAGTATTGGAATCTCTTGGTCCTTGGGACCTCTGATTTGACCCGCCTGGTCTATCTTGTGTTTGATTTCTTAAATCTTCTAAGTCCTGTGTGATTTTGCCAGCACCTAACATGTCGTTAAAAAATGATGCCAAAAGTCCAAAGCCTGCACCCACATAGGCAAAACGTAAAAGAGCCCTCATAAAATCTTCACCTACATACTCGTTGTTGATTGCATATGCTAATACCTGTTTTTGTACAGTATCGGTGGCAAAATTCAACCAATTTACCGTGGCAGGACTTAGTCTAAACAAGTGTTGAAAACTTTTTATAAACGTATAACCGGCTGCTTTGATCAATGTACCGCCAGCTAGGGCCATGACTCCACCCGCAATAGCTTTTTCAGTGATATCTCGAACTGCTCCTTCTGCTTCCGCTTTGTCAATTTCTTTTGCTTTGTACAGTTCATGGATAGCATCTACTTCATTGTGCCAATGTATCACAGTCTGCAGGATGATTCCCCATGTTGATAATTTAAAAAGCACTCTAAGATTAGCAGCAGAATTTAAAAATCCTGTTACTTGGCCACTAGAATATGTTAGGTCACGTGAAAGATTGCGTTTATTTTTCCTTAAAAAGTCACTGTAACTGCTGTATGTACGCCTACGACCGCTGCTATCTAGTGTATAAAGTTTACCGTCAGGACCTCGTTTTGGCAGTTTTCCAGTTGTTTTTACTTCATATTCCTTGCCACTGCCGCCTAAATCCTGTATTCTACGCTGTCCTTTTGCAACTTGATCTTTGTTATAGTAAGCATAATTACGATATTCTATAGCATCTTTAGCATTACTAAATTCTTTTGGATCATAAGTACCATCAGGCTTCTTGATTTTATACTTTCTACGAAATAAACCGCTACCTACTTTCACTATGATAGCACGTTTTACTGATTCCGATAAGATGTGCACAGCTTTATTCATAATACATATTTATTGGAGACGAACGAAGTTCGTCTGTGTTTTCGCTTACGCTCAACACATTTTTTTTAACACGAAGTGTTTAAGTATTATCTAGATACAATGGTCGCACTTTGCCCAGGCAGGGCAAAGTATTGACGTAGCATTATCTGAGTACGCAAGTCACACAGCATTAGAACTACTAAAATGTTTAATATTTTGCGCAATTTCGTGCGATTTCATACCAAACACTAAACATTTTATCATAGGCGGTTGTCCGGTACCTATTCATTCTGTCTTTATTACAACGGCGGTCACTGTGCAAATGCTGTCTTTCACAGTAACGTGCAGGATTTCCCTGCTCTTTTTGCCTTGTCACAATCCTTAAACAACCAAACAGCAAGGGCTTTGCTATCCTCATCCTTTCGGGTAGTGGTTGAGTACTCTTGACGGCGAGAGATTTTCTTCCCTGTGATCCGTGATCCAGGTATTAGAGCACTTGAAATTAGCCAGTGCGAGCCATTAACCGTTGATTAGTTTGCCTTTGATGTGTGAGCCGTGTACTCTCACTTGAATATGCCCGTTGTAGTAATCGTCTGATTCTAACACGCGCCTTGAGAATTGTTCTCTAGCCTCTATGTATGAGCATTCTGATTTAGTTTTACAGTAATAAAGTATCTGTCTGGTGAAGTTTTCTTTGCCTAAACGTAGCACATCAGCATTCAATTCATCGTTTGAACCGTAATAATCTTGCCAATCTGATTGAATTTTACCTCTAATACGTTTGCGTTTCTTTTTTCCATTTTTAAGTTTTACTGTTCTATAAGTTGTTCTTGAAAACTTTGATAATTTCTTGCCTATATACATTCTACCAGTTAGTGAATTTGTTATTATATAGACAAAACCAATGTACTCATCTGATATAGTTTCAACAATTTTGTCTTCAAATAACCATGTCATTAACTATGTAGTTTTTTGACCCTTGGCCTCTCTTCTTTTCTGAGTGATTTCATTTTTTTCGTAACGCCATTCTTGAATTTCCTTGCGTCTTTGACTGCAAATGCGTCTGATCTCGCTGAGCCAAAATCTTGTATCCATGCCGGCACGTTTAGTACCTTTGCTTAACCAAATCTGATTGTACTTAAAATATTGCCTAAACGCATTGTAAAGTTCTTCGTGACTGTCCATTATTCTATAAATTCTATATCATTTGAATAACTGGTGAATCCATTTTCTTTTATCACTTTTAGTACATTGTTGACCCTACCAATTAGTTCATCTTTATGACTGATCAGATATATGTTTTTCTTACGTTCTCGTCCCATCTTTTTAAGGACGCTAAGGGCATTTTCTACACCAGCCGCATCTAGTCCGTTGTCGATCAATTCGTCAATGAATAACAAATTAATACTCTGATATAGACTTTCCCATACATCTCTGAATGCCCAACTGAGTCCCAATATCAATCTGTTACGCTCACCGCGACTTAGATTGTCGAAATCTAAATCTTGTCCAAGCTGTGTGATTTCTACACTGAGATCGTTGACAAAGCTGACCTGATGGGGCAGTCCAACTCGATCTAGATAATAGGTCAATCTATTGTTGAGATAGGCTAGATTTTGATCTATTATCTTTTTCCGTATAAAACTGTCCTTAGAGGTCAACAGTTTGAGTAAAAATTCTTGATGTTCTTTGAGATTAGTCAAAGTATTGACGTTGTCCCAAGAAATTTGTTGTATTGCTGTATTTGTTAGTTCGTCAATCTGTTCTTGATAGGGATCTACTTCTGTATTTCTGCCATGTAAAGCAGTTTCAAGACCAGTAAGATTGTTTTGATGTTTAAGTGCTTCTTCGAGACTGTCATAAAACGTTTTGGGCCTACCATTTATGTCTCCGATCTCGTTTAATTCTTTGATCACTGTCGCGAGATCAGCAGAAACTTTGTTAAAATAAGTCACAGCATCAGCGAGATTTTTTTCTGCGGCAGCGGTCATTTCTTCATGCTTGTGTGTATGTAACTGTTGTTCGCAGGCAGGACATTTTTTGTCTAACAACTGTTCTACTTCCTTGGTATACCTGTTAAGACTTTTTTCTGCTTGACCGACCGCGGTTTCTAGCGTGGCCTTTTCTTTGTTTAAACTTTTGATCGCTGCCGCCTGTTCC